CCCTCGTCGATCAGCGTGGCAAAGGCAGACATAACGCCGGGCTTCTCAAACACGCCGAATGCCTGCGGGAACATAGATACGTCACGCATGATCCTGTCGGCGGCTGCACGGATCTGCAGCGCGTCACTACGCGCCTGAGGGACGTCCGCCTCCAGATTGGCCGATCTTGCCGCGAGCACCTTCTGCCGCTCCATTTCGGCAGCCTTCTCAATCTCGGACTCCGCCACGCCTCGCGGCGGCTGACCAACTCCACGCAGGAACTGATCCGCTACCGCCTTATACCGAGCGGCATCACCGCTGGCCTGGGCATCGTCCAACTGTCGGGCGATCTGGATCGGGACACGGTAGGTCGAGCCGTAGATTTGGCGCTCCCCCATCTCGGCCAGGGCGCGCTCGGCTTCAGCACGACCGCGCTCGGTCTCTGCCACCCGCTTCTGGTACTCGGCCCAGTTGCTTTCAGCTTGCGCCGGAGAGACAGCCCCTTCACTCGCCTGAAGCGCCATGAACTCTCGGCGCGACAACACTCGCTCTGGCGCGGCCAGCCTGCCGGCGCCTGCCTGAACCACACCCTGAGCCACCGCACCAGCGCCCAAAGGGCCTGCCGCAGTGGCCCCCGTAGCACCCCCAGGAACGGCCATAGGCGCCCCTGCAGGCGCCTCTGGTGCCTCAGGAGCACCCATACCACCCAGTTGCTGAAACGCGCGCTCACGGGCCTTCTGGCGCTCCAACTCCAAGCCCCTGCCGGCCAGAGTCAACTGAGCCTCGGCCAGCTTGCGGTCAAGGTCCGCCTCGCGCTCTTGAGACTGACGGACAGCGCCAGCAACATTCCCCAGGCTTTCTCCAAAGGTCGGCGCCGGCTTCAAGAAGCCCTCGGCCATCGCCAGCAGAGTCGGATCGAACATCCTGTTCCTGCGCGCATCAAGCGTGGACAGCATGCGCTCAAGTGCCTGCTGATACTCGCGATTGGCGGCAACAGTCCCGGGGTCTTGACCGGGGAGAAATGCAACATTTTTGGGCTCGGCCATGTCAATCTTCCGAAATTGGCACCATCTTGCCGCTGGCGTCGTAATACGACCCGGTGTCGGTGTCGTAGTACACGGGAATGCCCGCCGCGTTTTGGCCGGCAAACTCATTGCTGTCTACGACAAAATCCCCGCCGATCGTTCTATTTCCAGACGTCACGCCCCTGACATAGTCAAGGAAGCTGCCGCCAGCACTTATAACCCTGTCAAGACCGGCGCCACCAGAAGCACTACCGATCAACGATAAAATGCCCATGATGTTGGACAAATCGGATTGAGCGTAGTAGTCCCTTGACAACGGGCCGGTTCGAGTTTCCCCCTGCGTCATCGGCACCTGCAGGCCCCGCATCAAGCCAGATACCTGCTGCGCGGTCTTCAACGGGTAGTCCAGCTTCGCCTGCTCATACGCCTGCCTCTCGGCGCCGGCCTTGGTCAACGCTCCCGCCTCCGTCAACCCGAGCTCCTGAGCGGTCTTGCCCAAGTCCATCTGAGTGCGAGCAGCTTGGTTCTGCACGCTGAGCTCATCAAGCGCCGCCTTCAGCGCCTCGCTATAGCCCTTCGACAGGGCCCCGTACTGTTGACCCGTCAGGTTGCTCTGGATGTCTGCCATCGTCTGGCCAAGGGCCCCCGCGTACCGCTGGCTGCCCAGGTTCCCGCCCCCGACGAAGCCAGCCTTCAGCGAAGGCAGGACATTCCTCTGGACGTTCTGTTGCGCCAGACGCGCCATCTCGTCGACGACGTTCGTCCGGTAGGGGTCCATCAATTGCCCGATCCGAGAGGTATCAAGTCCCCCCGCAACCGTGCCGGCCGTCTTCTCCGCAGACTCCAAGAAGTCCTTGTAGGCTCCGGCCCCGGACTCGACCATGCCGTACCCGGTTGTCTGAAGCGGGTCGTACCCGGCAACGCCCTGCTCAGCAGTCCGGCCCATGGCCGTTCCGCCAGCCCCGGCCAGATCCTTCAGGTAATCGGTGTAGTAGTCCGGCGCGGTGTCCGTCTTCGTCGTTGTGACGGTGACGTTCGGCAGCGGGTCACCTTGTGTGATGCTCATCGATCTCTCCTGCGCTTGATGTACTCCAGCGGCGGCTTGGCAGGCGGGGGCAGATCCTTCGGGCCCGTCGATCGATGATGCCGCCGGATGTTGTGCATCATCTCGTACAGTTTATCGGACCCCGCCTTTGTTGACCCGTTGCCCAGCGCCGCAACAACATCGGCCGGGATCACGAACTCCCCGTCCGCCAGCATCGCCGGGATGTCGTCCGACTGCCCATCTCCAACCCCGGTCACCGCGTCACCCTGGCGGTAGTCCACGCGGTGCTTGCCAGAGTGCTCCAGCACCCTCAGAGCACCGTGGGCGTTATCGCCATACCGGGTTCCGCCCTGCGCCATCAACGGCACTAGCCCGCCCGACCGAAAGTTGAACAGGCCCGTGTACTCGTCCTCGGGCTTATACATCTCCAGCGGGTTGGGCGCCTGGGGGGAATACGCGAAGGTGCCCTTGAAGAAGTCCTCTGCCTCCAGTGGCTTCTTTTCCTCTGGGCGCTCTTGCGGCCGCGTTGGAAGGAAGTCGCCCTTCATAGCTCCTTGAAGGAACGCGGAAAGCGGGCTCATGAACTCCTTTGGGGCCTCGCCGCCAACGATGAACGGGGCCGAGAAGGTGGCCTTGTACGGGTCCGTCTTCACCGCTGGCTCACTGCCCGGCAGTTGCGGCGCTGCAGCGGTTTGCGTAGCCCTTGGCGCAGTCGTTGGGGTAATCGCCGGAGTGGTCGTCGTGGTAGTCGTCGGCGAGGCGATGACGTTGCCCCCTTGGTCAACGATCTCCCCGGTAGAAGTCACCACCCCCTCGCCAGCGCGTCCAGGAGAAATCTCACCCGGCACACCAGTCAGGCTTTCCAGCAGTTCAAAAGTGGACGCCCCGTAATCGCCCTCCGTGGCCCCCGTGCGCTCCTGCTCATATGGAGACGTGGCCGTCAGGTATGGCTCCTCGTCAACCTCTTGGGTCAGTTGCTTCGTGGGTGCTCCGGTTTGGTCGAACTGGTCCTGCTGCTCAGGAACACCGACGACCTCTGTCGACTCACCGATGTTGGGGCTCGTCTCACCGCTGCTGCTGACGATCTCACCACGTTCATTGACGGCGTAGTCCTCGTCCAACTCATAGACCACATTCATTGGGTTGCCGGCGTCATCGATCACCGTGCCCGACCCCATGATGGGATTGCCCTGCTGATCGACCACCACCCCGCGGTCAACGACCACGTAGTCGGTCTCTAGGTTTCCATCTCCGGCGTCGGCGACAGGGCTTGTCGAATCAACACTCGCGTCGGCCTCAGCCTGAGCCCCGTCCAATCCGGCATCAAACTCATCAGCGCCCTCAAGATCAACCGAGGACCGGTAGATGTCCAAGTCGCGAGATGGGTCGCTGTACGCGCGCTCAATCTGTTGATCTTTCTCTGCCTGCTGAACAAGGTCGGACACAGCAGTCAAGGCCTTGACCGGATCAATCTTCCCAGTCGCGACAAGGTCCAACGCTCCCTGCGTCACCTGAGCCGGCAGGCCCATTTTGTCTCCAACGGCGCCAATAGCAGAACCAGTCAAGCTGCCGATGACAGTCTCACCGAAGTCACTCTTGCCGCTCAACTCCCCCATGACGCCGCTGGTAAGGGCCTTCTCGGCAACCGACTCAAGCGGCCCAAGGCTCGGCGGAATGACATCCTTGACAACAGAAGGCACCGCTTGGTTCACCAAGCCAGTGACGCCTGCGCGGATGACGTCCTGCGTGTCTCCACCACCAAGAGCCGTCAATCCAGACTGCAGCGCAGCCTGACCTACTGCAGTTGTTACCGCAGATGCGGATGCGCCAATGGCGCTCCCTATGGACGCTGCAGTTGATGCCGGAAGTATGGATGCCCCGATGCTGGCAGCCAGCGGCCCCCCAATAAATGGCAGCACCATGCCCGCCATCGAAACGAGCCGCTTGCCCAAGTCCCTGATGTCCTGATCTCCACGAATTGAAGTCTGCGCCACAACCTCACCAGACGGCAGGCGGAAGCCATACCTCTGGTTGAAGTTGACCATGTTGTCAGCATGCTGGACAAAGTCATACCCTTGAGACTTTGCCTGATTGACGAAATTCCTAAACTCAGGAGATACGCCAATTTCGGTATCTTGGTATCTGTTTCCGTACTCATCAAACCGCTCCACCGGAACGGATGTGTACATTTGTCCTCTGAACCCAAGTTGGGAGGCAATCTGTTCCCAGCGGGAATCTATAATGTCGCCTTCTTGGGTACTGACCCATTGGGTAGTTGCGGCCGGCTTGTAGGCGTTTATCAGCGGAGAAGTGGCGGCATTCCACGCTTTCAATCCCTTGCCGCTAAACATGCCCTGCGCTGTCTCTCCCGTCTTCAGGATTGCCATCGCATACTTCAGGCGGTCAGCTTCTGATGCGCTTGATGTGTTGCTGGGTATATTGGCAACAAAATCGTCGTTCAACAATCTGGCGTGGTGCCTGATGACGCCTTGATGCGACCCACTGCTGCCGCCGCCAGAGTCCCACAACCCAAGAAGCGTGTCGACGGCGGACTTGACCTCTGGAGATATGGCTGTCCGCTGCTCCTGCGTTGGAGCAGGCGGGCCCATCATGCTAGGAGGGCTTGGAGCAGGCGTAGGCGCCACCGACAGCGGGGGGGGAGGAGGCGGCGGCGGGGGAGGGGGCGGGGGCTCCCAAGTCCCGTAATCAACATATGCGGCGTCGTTCATTGATTACCCCAAACCTCTGTTTACTGCGTTCACGAGAGCCGCCGCCCAGTCTTGCCAATTCTGGAACGGCCCAGGACCAGGGATCGCCTCGTTGGTGAACACATCGATGGCCTTCAAGCCCTCGGCCCACTTCTTCCAGTCCGTTTGCGCAGTGGGGATCTCCAACTGCTGCGCAGCGTAGAGCTCTGCCATCAGGCAGGCCCAGGACTCGAAGGTGTGGAAGCGCGGGTCGTAGAGGACCATCAGTACCCCCGCATGTCGCCGAAGTCGGCGCTCAGCATGAGCTTGCCCAACTGATAGTCCCCCCCGGCGGTGTTGCTCACGAACTTCAGCCGGAGCTCCCGGCGCTGCTCGCGCATGTCGATCTTGTTCGTATTCTGGTCAAAGACGTAGGGGCCAGACTGGTCATCCTGCGACTGTGCGTACGGCCGGCCCGTGACGTAGAGCTCCATCTCGCCCGTCATGATGAAGTCCGGCTCCACCCGCTCCAGCCTCAGCCAGCGGTTGGGGCCCTCAGCAGACGGCTGCGCAGGCCCGCCAGACACCCACCCCAGGTCGTTGGTCTCGAAGGAACTCTCAATGGCCAGCACCTGTTGACCGTCGATCGCATCCCGCCCGATCTCGTGCTGGTACAGCTTCACCAACCCCGCCGGGGTGCTGAAGGACACCGTCGTCGACGCCGATGCGGTTGCGTTGGCCGACAACTGGATGATCTGCGCCCACAGCGCCGTCACCGGCACCGAGAAGCCAGCCCCCGTGCCGCCGATGCTCGTGTTGGCCGCGCTCAGCACGTTGCCCACCTGATACCCCGCCCCGACAGACGTGATCGTCACCGTCGTCACCGCACCCCCAGAAACGACCACAGTGGCCCTTGCAGCGAGTCCAGAGCCTCCGGTAAGGGGTACGTTGGTGTACGTGCCGTTCGTGTAGCCTGAGCCCCCTGTGACGGCCCCTAGAGTTTGTATCCCGCTGGAGGTGATGGCTAGTACCGTCGTGCCGCTGGGGACCTGCGTAGCCTCGGCGATCTGGTCAACCTCCACCAGGGTGTTGTAGGTCGTCAGCAGCAGCAAAGGACTCCCCGACGTCACGCTCGTCGAGATGGTCGTCACCAGCGTCTTGACCGACGTCTCCCAGTCCGCTTGGATTGGATAGGCAAAGACCTGGGAGAAGTACCCCGCCGACCTCCTGGCGCCGATAGCCTGACCCGCGTCGTACCACGTGTTCTCGCGCACGTTGTAGATCACCGCGTCGTTGCACTCCTCCGAGTCCCCCCGAGGGTAGAACCACCAGATCTCGCCGAACCGCGGCACCTTTGACGCCCAGACCTTCTGCCTCTGGTTGTAGTTGAGGTTGTCGAAGAACCAGTTCTGGTTCATCGGGTTGGGAATCTCCTTGACCACCCCGTTGTAGAGCAGGAAGCGGTCGACCCCGCACCAGTAGTAGATCCCGTCGTACTCCACCACGCTCGACGACGACATGATCGACGTCTGCGAGGAGATGATGTCGTACCGCCAGAACGTTGCCGGCGCGAAGTTGGGAGAACCCGCCACCCCCAGGCTCTGAGGGGCGTAGGAGACCCGTATGAGGCTGTCTAGGCTCCAGAACAGGCCAGACGGGCTGTTGGAGCCGCCTCGCACCGGCAGGCCCTTCACGATCTTCCCAGAGGCCACGTTGTTCGCATTGGCGTCCGCCGACACCCAGTCCGTCGGATCTCCGGCAGAGCAGTTCTGAATCAGCCCGTCATTGCCGTACACGAAGACGTAGGGGTGCAGCACCACCACCCCGCCAGACACGGAGATGTTGTTGTTGAAGGTGGCCGTGATCGTCGTGTTCGAGGGGCTCGTCGCCGCCTGGGACATCACCACAGTCGTGGTCGACACCGACACCACCGTCGTGCCCGCAGGAATCCACGTACCCGTGATCGTCTGCCCCGCCGCCACGCGCACGTCCGCCGCGGCCAGCGTCATGGTCGTCGTGTTGTGGACGTTGGCCGTAAGCTGGAAAACCCCGATCTGAGACATCGAGGTGCCGTTGATGTTGCCGATCAACACAGGCGTGTTGACCGTACTGTCGATCTGAGTGAGGTTGTGCCCGGGGTGCGCCACCAAGGATGCAACACCCCCGGTCGCGTTGTAGAACCCGTCGAACTGCCACAGGTTGTTCGCGTCGGCCGTGAAGTTGGACAGCGTGAAGTTGGCGATCCCCGCGCCCACGCCGGAGTCGTCGATCGTCAGCACCTGCATCCCGGCAGAGTACCCGTTGAAGACGTAGTTGAAGCCGTTCTGCGCGTTGACCCAGATGCCACGGGACGGGCCCTTCAAGCGGTTGCTGATCCGCCGAAAGCCGAACATCTTCCGCGGTCGGCCGCGCTGGAACCTCACCCACTGACCACTCGTGTAGAACAAGCGGTCGAAGACCGTCCCATCCCGCTGGATGCCGGGCTGCGTGTCAAGAGCGAAGACCTTCTGCGTCATTGGGATTCAATCATGATCAATTTAAGAGCGCGCCGCAAACTCACTTCAACAAACAGCTATAACCCGCCTTACCCAATCCGCCAGTTAGTGCCGTCACTGTACACGGGGACAACGTTTGCGCCACCTCCACCTACGATGGAGGAAAATGTTGTTGCACTGGCATCAGTCACTACGGCGCGAGCGCCCGCTCCTACGGTTGCTGCAGGCGCATTTGCCAGCAAGTTCGCAACAGTGTAAGTGCCGTTATTGATCCACTTTATTCCCGCCGTCAGGGACAGTCCGGGTACGCGCAGCGATGTGTTGCCCGCATTTCCAATCGTAATCTCATTGCTAACGCTTGCGGCAGAAACGTCCGCATCATATCCTATGATGATATTGTTGCTGCCTGTGGTCAGCGCGTTGCCGGCTTGAAATCCCACAGCAACATTATTTGCTCCAGATGTTAGCTCGCTCAATGACAAATAGCCAATTGACGTGTTGTTGCTGGTAGTTGCCTTAAACAAGGCCGCAGCGCCCAACGCGACGTTAGCCTGACCGGATACATTTGCATTAAGGGCCTGCTGCCCAAAGGCGACATTAAACGATCCTGTTTGCATCAAATATAAAGCAGACACACCAAAAGCGGAGTTGCTGGCGCCGCTTGTATTAAATTGCAAAGCGTAGGAGCCAAAAGCACAATTATTAGAACCAACGGTATTCTCACCTAATGCAAAAAGTCCCAATGCAGAGTTTGCTGATCCAGTGGTATTGTTAAATAATGCGCGGTCGCCAACGGTTGTATTAAATGGATTCGAACCCGAGCCGCGGCCCACCACAACGCCATTTGCTTTCATGTCCCCCGCGAATGTGACGCCTGTTGCCGTCAGCAACATTCGCTGCACCCCCAGGATGCTCACCGCCCACTGCCCGGACGCCGGCCGGTACAGGCCGGTCGTCAACTCCGTGGCGAAGTTCAGGGACGGAGACGAGACCGAACCGTCGGCCATCGACAAGATGATCGAGCCCGTCGTCACCGTCGAGGCGTTGTACAGGCTGACCGAGTCGCACACCAGGATCACCTGCTGGCCGGCAGGAACCACCACAGATGCACTTCCGGCCACGCCGGTGCTGAACGTGATCGTGTAGCCCGCGCCCGTTCCATCCGTCTGGTTGGTGATGTAGTAGACCGCGATCGTCTGAGGAACCGTCACCGTGACGTTGCCAGTCAGCACGCCGGTGAACTTCTGGATCGGGTTGGCGCCCTCACTGGCCGTCAGCGTGTACGACCCCGTAGTGACCGCCTTGGTGTTCTGCGTGAAGTTGAAGTCGGTGTTCCGGCCGATGCCCACCGTGAAGAACGCCGAACCTGAGCAGCAGATGATGGCCGAATCGGCCGGCTGCAGCGCCAACGTCGCGGCGCCGTTGATCTGATCTCCACCAGAGGGAGAGATCGTCAACGTCCCCGTCCCGCCGTTGCGCAGCAGGATGAACCAGTTGTTGCCCAGCGTCACCGAACTTGTCAGGGTGACCGTTCCAGAGCCACCTGTCCATACCAGCGTCTTGGCCCTGTCAGCAGCCACCGCAGTGTACGAAGCAGCGATGGTCTGAACCGGATGCCCGGTGTTCAACGTGGCCCCGATCACCGTCAGGCCGTAGCCCATCAGAGACGCGGCATCGACCGTTGAAGACCCCACCCCGAAGGCGATGATGCCCCACGTGCCGGCCTCGGTGGCGTTCGTCGTGATGTAGATGTACTTCGCCTCGCCCGCCGCCACCACGACGATCACGTTGCCGTTGTAGTCCGACACCGTGAACGTGGTCGCCCCGACGTTGCGGATCAAGGCGTCCTGGCCGACAGAGGCCTGATTGGCCGGCGGCATCCTCAGCACGAGCGACCCAGAGGTCGCCGTGACATTCATGATCCGCGCGGCATAGTTGGGCGTGGCGTTGCCGTTGACCGGCCACTCCAGCGTCGTGTTGGTCGACAGCGTGATGCTGCGATAGGAAACGTCCGTCGGGACGATGACGTTGCCGGTGAATGGACTGTTGAAACTCATGCATCCCTCGCGATCGTTTGACGGTCACCGATGCGCGCGACATCCTCGACCTTGAGCACCTGCATCACCTTGTCGTACTGGGCCTGCCACAAGGGAACCCTCTCGTCGTTCTTCAGGAACGGCATCGCTTGAAGCAGGGACCCGTACAACAGAGCCTGGGGCGCGTACTGGGTGAACCAGTTCGACTGGTTCGACTCGTCCAAGGGCTGAACCCGCTCGTAGTACAGCACCTCGTAGTTGTACGCGGCAGCCGGAGTCGGCGCGATCAGCCAGTGGGTGTAGTCGTAGTCGCAGTAGTACAGAGGTTCGTCCTCTGCCGTGGGGTCGGGCCAGTACTCGCGGAGGTACTCGTACTTCCTCAGCAGCACCGGCCGGCGCTCGCCGTTGACCGTGACGTTGATCGAGACCGTCTTCCTCCAGCGGGCGGGCTTGTCCAGCGTTGCCTGACCCTGAACCATCTGGCTGGTGGCCACCGTGAGGTTCCCAAGGAACTTGAGCTCCGAGGCGATCACCTGCTCGGCCAGCATGATGAAGGTCGGAATCTTGTCCAGCGTGGACGTGTCGGTGCGCTCCAAATAGCTTCGGATGTCGAGCACCAGACTGTCGTAGGTCATCACCACCGCAGGCATCACCACACCTTCTTCTTGATGGATTCAGGCTGCGGGACATACTGCTGTCCGCGCTTCGTGCCTTCGCGCTTTGCCCGAGTGGTAGCCGCGTATTCAGAAGGAGTCAGCTTCTCGCGCGCCGCCTTGGGCAGATACCGCTCGCCGGTCGCCTCCGGCCCCTGAGTGGACGGTTTCCCTGAGCGCGTGCCCCAGTCCTCGCGCGTCCACTTCGAGAGGGAATTATCCGCACTCTTCGGGCCCTTGTAACCCCCGCCCGCCTTCTGATACCTCTGCGTCGCAAGTTGAGCCTTCCGGGCCGACCATTGGCCTGGAGATCCCCCCTTGCCAGACGCCTTGACGTCAGCGACGATCCGCTTCCACTTCCCTGGGTCAGTCTTGACCGCGCTCACTTCAGCACCCCGTAGGCTTTCTCGCAGGCCACCCCTGCAGCACCGCGGGCGTCCGCTACTGCAGCAAGCTCCGCAGCCGCTGCCGCAACCCCTCTGAGCATGTTGGTGAGCACAGTTCCGGGGTCGGCGGCTGCCGCGCCTCGCTCGGCAAAGGTGGGATCTGGGCCGGCTTGATCACGACTGGGGGCGCACTGGGCGGCGAGGGCTTCGGCACGACGCTGCAAGAGGCCAACAGCATCCCGAGCACGAGCAGCATCAGCCGCGGCCGCACGAATTCGTTCCTGAGCATCCTTC